CCTTGGTCGTTGAACTGAACTTGTGTATTTGCGCCACCTGGAGTACCATTACCACCGCCACCATTGCCACCTGGTGCCCAAGTTAATCTACCTTCACCGTCTGTTTGTAAGAAGTAACCGTTTTCACCGCCAGCAATAGTAATATTGCCAACAGGTCCTAAATTTGATGTACCGCTAACAGTCAACCCGTTTAGGGTGGCTACACCGTTATCATTTATAACTAGTATCGGTGGTATACCTACTGATAATCCACCATATAAACCGAAGGGTTCAACTGCCATTGTTCATCCTAAATTTTATCTAATATATTATTTATCTATAAACATTATCTTTTCCCTACAAAAAAAACACCCGTTAGTGCTTTTTTATTAAATATATAATGCTTACACGACAACCAACTAGACCACTATGTGAACATTGTAATGTATCATTAGCAAAACCAAATGGTGTGAGTAAGCACGGCTTTACTAAGTGGCACAAGTACTGTGTTGATTGTGCCAAAGGTGCATATAACAGTAAGTACGGTTACTTACTATATAAGAAAGACAAGTGTGAAAAGTGTGGCTTTGTGCCAGAAGATAAATGCCAACTTGATGTTATCTATAAAGACGATAACAAAAAGAATAAAGATAAACGCAATCTAAAGACACTGTGTGCCAACTGTAATAGATTACATCAGAAAAAACTAAAAGAAAAACGTAAAAGTATTTTGGATATCACAAGTGATACTGACTATACTCTTTAATAGCTTTTTTCCTCTACGATTGTGCTACCCACAAGTTCATTGATTTGTTTTTTAAGACCGGCACGTAAATCATTCTTTAAATAGACTTGTCTAGCAGTTTCAACGAAGTCTTCACCAAAAGTTTGATTCTTTTCACATTCACGTTTAAAGTTTTCAATGTGCCATAATTGTCTGTTGACAAGTTTAAGAGCATTACGTTCTACTGTAATGTCTGGTATGGTTAATGTGTTTAATACAGTAGCAAGATGTTTTAATTCTGTGTGAACATTCTCTAACTTTTTAGGATCAAACAAGAACTCTAGTTTAAGTTCCAAAATAGTAATCTTGTCTATTAGTTCACCGAGTGAGATTGGGGCAAGTATAATCATATGATTATATAGTCTATAAAATCATACCCAACAAAAAAGCACACCTGAGTGTGCTTGATTGTAACTTCCCATCCCGAGGGTTGTAAGTTTGATTCCGATTTATTGGAATGTAAGATTTTGAACTGCAATCTCACCAACGTAATCAGCCGCATTACCGAAAGATGATGCAGTGTTAGTTAATTCGATGTAACCATAACGTGTCATAAATGATACGACTGGTTCGAATGTTGATGGATCTAGAACAACACCACTGCTCATCAATGGAATGTATGGGCAATAGAATGCTGCCGCGTCAGTTTCGCTAGAACCTTTATAACCAACTAATACTGGTGTAGTATCAGGAGCATAACTGTCAACGAACACACGCATAGCGCCGTTCAATGTACCAACGAACTTAGTGTTAGTTGGAGCTTCGAAAGTACCTTCTGTTGTACGAGCAAACGCACTAGTAGTTGCAGATTGCAATACTGTTAATGCCGCGCTAGAAACAACAGCCCAGTTACCTGCGCCACGACGTGTACGTTGGGCGATCAAGTTAGCAACACGGTTGATTAGAACAGCTAAGGCAGCGTGTTCGTCACCAACGTAAGTAGCTGTACCTGATACAGTAGCTTGGTTGTATGTATACTCTGTAGATGCTAATGTGCGTAGTGACAATAGAATCTCTTGGTCAATCTCAGCAGTAATCTCTTGTGCAAGAGCTGCCATGATTTCTGCTTCAACGTCAATACCATGTTGAGACTGAGCATCTTGTGCTGCCTCAAATGTCCAACGTGCTTGCAATTTACGTGACTTAGCTTCAACAGCTTGACGCAAGATTTGAACGCTGATCTGACGACCGCCGTTACCTTCAAGAGCCGCAGTGTTGTTACCTGTGTAACCTGTTGCAGTTGCATCGTTAGATGGCTGACGTGAATATGCTTGAGCAATAGTGAATGGGCTCAACGCTTCTTGACCAGCAGTAACGCTAGTTTGAGCGGCAGAGTTGTCCACTAAGTTTTGTGCATAACGTACACGTAGTGTATGAATCTGACCTACTGGGCCAGTCATTGGCTGAACGCCAACCAACTCGTTAGCAATAACAGTTGGCATAACACGACGGATAACTGGAAGAATCACACGGTTTAATGTAGCGATGTTACCAGCAGTAGTTGTTCCTGCTGAAGATTCAGCAAGTAGTTGTTTCTTAGTGTTTTCTAAGATAACACCCATAGTTGAGCGGCGAGTGCCCTTTAAGCCTTCTAACAGAGCTTCCTTGGTCTCGTCCCAACGGCTTTCTAATAGAACTTTTGACATTTATATTTCTCCTAATCTATGTCTTTTTAATTAAAGCCCTGCCAGACGCTTGATATCTATAACGTTGTCACGTTGTTCCATATCAACTTCTTGTTTGGCAGCTTTATCCCCTGTAACTTCACTAATCATCTTTGACTCAGTTAAGCTAGACTTTACAGCCTTCTTAGTAGAGCCAGTGTTTAGTACGGCTGGTAGATACTTATCGAAAGCGGCTTGCAGTTTACCTGTTTGCACACTCTCTAGTAAGTTCTGCATTACTCCTGCTTTTTCCTCATTAAGAGTAGAAAGCAATTCAGTCATCATCTTCTCACGAAGGTTAGACTCTTTAATAATGCGAACTTCACGTTCTTTTGATTCAACTAACTTTTTACTGTTGTTGATTTGTGTAATGGATTCTGCTAATTGACGATCTTTATCTTCTAATTTTTGCATTAGTTTTCTTGTCTCAGCTTTGTCATTTAAATGAGTAACTGAGAATTCACCTGCAAAGCTTTCGAAAATACGACGACCAAAGCTGTTTTCTTTTGCAACTTTAATATCTTCTTTCAACTGGCCTAGTTCACCCTTTAACTGTCCTGCTACAGCGATAGACAATTTCTTAGCAGATTCGGTCACAAAACGTGCCTTCAATGCTTCTAATTGTTTACGACCTTCAGCAACTAACTTAACCTTAGCTTCAACAACTGCCTGTTTATCTTGAGAGAACTCTTTGATTTCACGGGCTAGTGCGTGAACAATAAATTGTTCTAGCTTTTGTTGACTTTCTTTAGCGATAATACGATCTGAACGTAGTTCTTTGATTTCTTCGGCTAGTTTAGTAACCATAAAGTCATTGAATTTTGTTGCTGATTCACGTAGTTTCATTTGTGCTTTCACACGGTCTTCGTTCATTGCTTGCTTCTCAGAGTGAAATTCTTCAATTTCTTCTGATAGGCTTTCTGTAACCATCTTGTCAAGGGCTTCTACCATTACGCTTCTGTCATGTTCATAACGTTGTGCGAATTCTTCGTGTAATTCTGCACGGACTTGCTGGCGAGCCTCATTCAATTTAGATTCCCAGGCCTCATTTAACTGAGCCCCTACATCTTCATTGATAAGTCCACTGTCAAGTAATGGCTTGATAGCATCAAACATGCTTATTCCCCTTTGTTAATTTTGAGATCCTTGATAAGGCGCATTACTTCCTCTTTCAAGTACTTCTCTACTTTCTTGTCGCCTCTTGCGTCCTTTGCAATATCCAACAATTTATGACCATGCTTCATATTCATCATGCCTTCATAAATTGCTTTAGGATACGCATTTGGTGCGCTAGGTTGTGCAACAATATCCACAGTGACTATTTCAAAGTCACTAACTTTGCCGTTCATATCGTCAACGTTACCGCTGCCACGACTTGATACGCCGAGTTTCACACCACTCTCCAACATAGTCTTAACTAATTCACCCATTGGAGTTGGTAAAATCTTTAATTTGCCGAATCCATTAGCTCCGTCCATCCACATACTTGTTATCATATGTGATACACGGTCTAAGTTAATCTTTAAATCGTCTGGGTGATCTACTTCACCTAATACTGAGTAACCACTTGTAATTTGCTCATTTAGAGTTTGTACAGCGACTTCAATCTCAGCAACGGGATAAACACGCTCATTTGCGTTCTTTACCCCGCCCTGAATGAAGATGCCCTTCATATAAAGGTTCTTCTTGTCACCTTCACTGACAGACTCAACCACCATACCTGCGCGGTCAAATGTCAAGTGCTCTTTAAGATAAGCCATTTTCTCTCAGATTCCTATTAAACTCTACGCTTTGTAGAGTTACGTGATTCTGCTACTGGACTACGAACTTTACCTGCTTCGTCTTTAGTGACTGGCTTAGGTGCGGCTGTTAAGTCTGCATTGTTTTGTGCTGGTGCATTTTTCCACTTGTTAGCATCTTTTACAGATGATTCACCTTTAGAATATGCATTGCTTGGTCCTTTTGGTCCTGTTGGAACTGATTCACTAGCACCACTGAACTTAACTGGTCTACTGTCCATTCCAGCTTGACCACTGTTAGCGTCTACTGTGCTCTTATTTTGAACACCGTTGTCACCGTGAGTTACAGAAACTTTCTTCAATGTAATAGCTTCCATCATAGGATCTTCATCATTACCATCTTCTAAATCTTTTGTAAAGTCTTTGCCGGCTTCTTCTGCTTCGTCATCAAACTCAGCATCACTTTCATCACCGTCGACTTCTGAATCGTCGGCACCCATAATTTCTTCAAACTCGGCCATTAACTGGTCTAATTTATCTTCTAGGTCAACAACACGGTCTTCTAGACCTTCTTCGCCACCTTCTTCATCTTCGCCGGCTTCAATGTCAATTACTTCATCTTCATCAGAATCAAACTCTAGGTCATCATCTTCAGCTTCAGCCATGCCTTGTTCTTCAACATCGATTTCACGGATTAGATCACCAACTTGGCCACCGATTCCGCCTTCGCCCATTTCATCATCCATCATTTCTTCATAGATCTGGCGGCTTTTCTCAACCACGATATCGTGAAATAATGCACGTGCTTGTTCTTCGTTCTCATTGATAATCAAATCAATAAGTTGTTCAAATTTTTTGTTGTCCATTGTTTGTCTCCTGAATGTAAATGGCTTTGTAGAGTTATTTAGTGGGTATCAAAAAAAATAGCACAATAAGTGCTATTTTTTTACGTTTTTGATTAAACTACTCATTATATAGTCGGTGCACCTTCTGTTTTGGGTGCATATTGTTGATGTATCTTTTTAAGATAATTGACCTTTTCATAATTACGTACATCATTCATCTTACGTAATTTGCGAATTTGTTTTAATGTTAACTTTGTTTTGCGGCTTTCTCTCCACTTTGGCTTACTGTTATCAGCACCTACGTCTTGATAACCTGCTACTGCTGGATCAAACATTTCAAATAATTTCATACAGTTATTTATCTAAATTACATTCCCGTGCCACCTGGCGCTGGCATATTCTGTCCTGGCTGAGCTTCTCCTGGCTGTGGAACTTGACCTGCGGCATCTAATGAAGGATCCATTGGCATTTCTTCTGCGGCAGTAGCATCTTCACCGGCTTGCATATCAGTCTCAATATCACCAACTGATACACCAATACCTCGCAAATCACTACCTTCGGGCTGAATGTCAACTTCTTTGTCGTTTTCTTCACGCCACATTTTCTCGTTTTTAGCGATTTCTTCTTCAGTTAATCCTAAGAAGCGTTCCATAGCAAAGCGTTTACTCATATATGGATAAGCTTCAATTGCTGTAAATGAACCCATACGTGCCGTATCTAACTCACTTTGACGATAAGCCGCAAAGTTTTGTGGTGGGTTAAACGTTAAGTTAAACAGTCCACTGTCAATATTCAGTCCTCTCCAACGTAAGAATAACTTGAATTCTTCATCAAGCTTTCTAATCATATAGTTCTGTAGTCGTTCGCAATATTGATTGAAACGAAACTCTTGGATCATAGCTGTGCCAACACGACCATCACTCATAGGAGTAACGTTGTCGTCAGGACCAGTAGGTAAGTAACTACTTGGAACACGTAGACCACGTGCTAATCTGTTGTTGAAGTAACGCAAGTCATCAATCTCACCCAAGTTCTGTCCACCGGGTAGTAAGTCAACACTACTTCCACGACCATCTGCTGTTACTGGGAAGAAATAATCTTCGTTCATACTTAATGGATTATATGTAGCATCTACCATACTACCACCACCGTGTGTACTTGGGATACGTCTTTGATGAATCTCATTCTTAATACGTTCAACAAATGCCATAGCCATATGACTTGGCATATTACCAACGTCAATCTTAAACACTCTACGCTCTGGTGCACGTTGTACACGATAGATTAATACCGCATCTTCTAGTAATTCTTTTTGCTTATAAACTTTAAAGACATTCTCTAAAATACTTTGACCAAATGGCCAGAACCGGTCTAAACCTTCTGTTAAACTTAAATGAACAACGTGTTTGGAATCAATAGCGGCTTCATTGAATCCTAAACTAAAACGACTACCGGTTGTATTGTAGGGCATACTTGGAACAGTATAACCACCACCCCCACCAGAGCCTCCTCCACCGGTACCACCCATACCAGTTGCTGGATTAGCGGCAAAGTCTGTATTTGTTTTCTGTGCTACAACTAAGTTTTCTAAGTTAATGTTTAAGTCTTTAATAACATATTGTTCAGGCTTTTTACCTTCACTTTCGTTAACAATAACTTTAATAACCTTAGTCATATCTACCCAATATAACTTAAAGTTTTCTGGATCACGTACAAAAACCTGATCCCCGTACTTTATGCAATTTCTAAAAATTTTAAAGATACGTGTTTCCATTTCATTCAACTTACACCACTGTTGTAGTTGAGTTTTTAATAAATCTACTTCGTGCGGAGTAGGCTCTTCACGCCATTCTAAACTGAACGGAGTCTTATTGTGTTCGTTCTTTTGTGTACTGAATTCACTGATAATATCTAAACAAGCATTAATCTCAGCATCAACATCCATCATTTCATATTGATTATAACGCTCAATACGATTTGGGTGACCTGTGTACACTTCAGGTAAACGACTTCCGTAGTTTTTATAACCAAAATCTTGATTACTGTAGTTGCTAGTGGTTGAACTACCGGGGCCATTCCAAGCTCCAGTAACGCTACCGCCACCTAACGGGCTCATTTGTCCAGATTGATTAACTCTGGTGAAGTGTTTTTTGTATGTCATAATATAGGTCTATATACTATTTAGCGTTAAGCCATTGAGTAAGTTAATATTCTACCCGAGATATCATTACCATCACTTAATACACCAATCATATTATCCATTTTATTTTCCATTGTATTGGTGAATTGTTTAAGCATTGCTACTACTTCTGTATTAGAAGTACCAGTATTATTCGAGCTTGTGGGTCCTAATCCAGGAATAGAAGTTTCTACTGATTTCTTTTCAACCTGTTCTAATTTTTGTTTTAATTTATCACCTTGGATTTTATTAAGAACGGTCTCTTTACCGTGTAATAGTACAGGATACCCTGAGCTGGGTCCAGAAAATTCACCACCGTCTTGTGCTAACTGTGCGTGAAAATGCCCACCAGTTGAGCCAGGGCTTGGGAAATTATATTCATCAAGTACATACCCTGCACCCATATCTTTGAGCATTTTAGTAACTTCTTTGCCTTGTTCAACAGTTGGTTTATAGTTTAATTTAAAATCAAATGCTTTACCTTCTGTGTGTAAGCTTTTTCTTCTTCCTGGTTCGTTATGAAAATTATCATTGAATGCTGTAATAATACTGAATCCAGGTATAGTATCTTTTGCTTTCTTTGCTATATCAATTAATCTTGTATCAAGTTCCTTACCGTCAGCGTGTACATCTCCTTCTTTCAGAGGTAATCCCATTTTTTTCAATGATGCAGCCGAATGTTTCTCTTTAGCACCCGTAGGTGGTGTTATCCCACGTGCTTTATTACGGATGGCTGTTTCTTCTTCTCTCCTAGCACGTTCGGCTGCTTCACGTGCTCTCATTTCAGCAATACGTGCTTCTTTTGTATCGTCTGCACCTCGACCTTTTTCTTTTTCTAATTTTTCTCTTGTTGCTTGTGCTGATTCAACTGCTTGTTGTGTGGTTATACGAGTTTGAGCCGCTTGTTGTGTAGATGTTACCGGTGTATTGTTGTTAGGAGAAACCGGTGCACCGCCACCACTAGTTTGAGGAGTTCCACCAACTACTGGTCTAGCATTAACTGTGTTTGCAAACTTATCAACGGCGTTTTTAAATAGCTCACTTGCTTCATTGTTGATTTTAGCAGATATATTAAAAGTTTTAACAACACTGTCCATTGTCATTGCGGCAGCTTGTTGTTTTCTTCCTGCTTCAACGTTATTTTTAGTATCTTTATCTAATCCAGCTTCTTTGTCTTTTTGTATCTTATCTAAAGCTTCGTTTATATTAGCGGCTTTACCTTGACCTACTAATTCTCTGGCTGCATCCATTGATTTAACAAAATCAACCATTTCAGGAAACTTACCAGATAACAATCCACTTACATCACCACCAATACGTCTTGTAGTGCTTGTGGTTTTAAGCATTGCCTTAGCACTTTCAGACATTGCCATCATAATTTCTTCAGTGCTCTTACCTTGTTTAATAGCATTAATGCCTTTACCATAAGTAAGCATTGCCGCAGATGAGTCAGCTCCAGTAGGGCCACCGGCTGCCGCAAATTCAGATAATCCTTTAGCACCACGTGGATCAAATTTATAAATTGCAGCCGCAGCCTTGGCATATCTTTCTAATTCTTCAGCACGTTTAGTATCACCTCGTTGTTCAGCTTCAAATTGTGCCGCACGTAAATCTTCAATTTTAAGCATTGCTTCACGTGCTTCTTCTTGCTCTTTACGATTTGTTCCAGTCAATGTTGCTAATCTGTCTAATTCTTCAATGTAAGCTTTTGCACCTTGAATTTGTTGCTCTTGTGTTTTACCTAATGACAAACCCATACGAGTTTGTTGAGCCATATAGCGTAGTGTATGGTCACGCTGTTCGTCAGCAGTTACCCCTAGTAATTCTAACTTTTCACCTAAGTCACTCTTATACAAAGTACCAGCTACCGATGCAAATTTCTGTGCACCATCAGCCGCAGTTGTACCAAACAGTTTTAAATCTCTGGAGTTAGTTTTCAATATAGCATTAAACTTCTCCATCTCTGCAACAGTCATACCTAATGTTTGCATTTGGTCAAATACACCGTTAAGACCTTCGGCTGTAGTTAACCCAGCTTGACTTAATGTGTTGAAAGATTTAAATAATGTGTCGTTCTGTTCAGCGGCTACTTCATTAAACTCTGCCGCCTTCTGTGTTAAAAATCCAATTACAGCTATTACACCACCAATTGCTTTTGCAAGTAATCCAAATGGCCCAGTGACAAACATCATTGCACCACCAATGGTATATGCCGCAGTTGATAGTGATGAAGCTAATGCTGTTGCGGCTTTTGCCCCTACTATTGCACCACGCTCACCTTTGTATAGTGATTTAGTCATCACAGCGGTAGCGTCTGCTAATCCACCTATTACTGCCTTAACAGCAATAAAGCTTGCTGTTGCTCCTGCACTTGAACTGGTTAATGATAGTATCTTGTCATTAAAGACACCCATAATTCCTTCTGCACTATTTACCTTGCCAGCTAAATCGGACATAGCTTTGCCCGGAGCATCCATGGCAGCTATTCTTTGACGGTCTTTTTGATTTAATAAATCTGCTAAACGTATTGTTTCACGTTGTTCTTTTGTTAACCTAACAGCAGTGCTAATTAATTCACCATTAGCATCTAATTGAACTTTTCTGTAAGCAAGTTCTTTTTGAAATATATCGTTTTGCTTTTTAAGTTCATCTTCACGTAGAGTAGTGGTTTTCTTGATAGCTGAAGTAGCATCTTTTTCAGCATCAATACGCTTATCAGTTTCTTTTTTAAGCTTGTCCCCAAAACCCAAACGAGTAACAATTTTTTCTACAGCCTGTTCGGCTACATTTACCGTGCCGGTTAACTCGGATAGAGAATCATTTAATTCTCTAATTTTTTCTGTGTCAATTTCATTGCTCATAATCTTTTTGTCCGTATTTTTAACCGCTAAATAACTTCAACAGTATTTATGATTTATAAAATACTACTTTTTGGAGATTCCTTTATGTCAAACCCTTTAAAACAATATTTTCGTAGACCAGCCATTTATTTAAGATTACCGAGTGAGGGTAAATTTTATTCTCAAGGTTCAATTGATTTACCCGAGAACAAAGAGATTCCTGTTTATCCTATGACCGCAATTGATGAAATCACAACAAAAACTCCAGATATGTTGTTTAACGGTACTGCTGTAATTGAGATTATTAAAAGCTGTGTTCCTAATATCAAAAATCCTTGGGAAATCCCACAAATTGACTTAGACCCAATATTAGTAGCTATCCGAGCGGCAACGAATGGCAATAATATGGACATTGAAAGCACTTGCCCCGCTTGCCAAGAAGAAAGTACATATGGTGTTAATTTAACTGGATTACTAACTTCGTTGAAATCAGGTGATTATGATAGTGAAGTACTAATTAATGACTTAAAATTTAAGTTTAGACCATTGTCATATAAACAGATTAATCAAATTAATATAGCACAATTTGAAATACAAAATATAGCAAACAATTTAGATAAGATAGAAGATGAGCAAGCTCGTCAGGTAAAAACAACTGAAACAATGCATAGATTAACTGAATTAAGTATGGGATTTGTATCTGAAGCAATTGAACATATTGCAACCCCAAATGCATTTGTAATCGAAAAAGAATATATTTTGGATTTTCTAAAGAATTGTGACAAACAAACGTTTGAAGAATTGAGGAAAAAGACTATTGCACTACGTCAGACTAGTGAGATAAAGCCTTTAAAAATCAGATGTATTAAATGTCAAAATGAATACGACCAGTCTATTGTATTAAACGCAACTGATTTTTTCGATTAAGGCTCCTCACGCTTGACTCTGAGGGTGTGAGCCAGTTAATCGAAAAGCTAGAGGAAGATGCAGATGACATTAAAAAGTCATCCATAAAATTATCTTGGTTTATGAGGGGTGGGGCTACCTATGAGGATATACTTAATATGTCTAGTATGGAAAGAACAGCTATAGTAGATTTAATTGAAGAAAACTTAGAAACTACTAAGAAATCAGGAATGAATTTCTTCTAACTAATCCCGTAACTGTTCATTTATAACATCTCGGGTATCTCTTGTAAAGATGAACTTCGTTCATCTAAGAACTCACTTCGTTCGTTCTTATATTTTACGGTTATCTATTCTATTTTACTGTTAATCTAATACGGACTATATTGCCGCTTTGAAGCCATGGTAGTGCTATTCAGCACTACCAATGGTAAAGGTTGTTTGCACGCCCGTCATCCGTTGTTATTTCTTCCCCACTTAATTAGCTATTTGATGCTATTAAATGCTACCGGTTGCTCTGTAAAGTTTATGGGACTGTAGTTGAATTTACGCACTTTAGTGTTTCATTCAGCAACGCACATTCTATGACGCAGAAATAAAGTTGTCATAGACTTGTTGAAGGTTCGCTTTGTCGATTGCCTTCTCGGTATTCCGTATATATCGCTATATACGCTTACTCCAGATCCGTCAGCACAGCACAATCTGTACAAACTCAAGGAGGTCCTGCAACCAGGACGACACATTTTTATTTTAATTAAGTTTCTATTGTGAGGATGTTTTTTGTAACAGTTTGATTTGACGTGGTGTCTGGTGAGCCTGAATATGCTTTTAATAATGTACTGTTGTTTAAGAAGAAGCTGTCAAATTCCATAATTATCCAATCCCCTTGTTTGGGACTTGTATAATACAAGAAATTGTCAGTAACCCATGTCAGTTTGCTTTGCACAGCAATGTAACGACCTTTACGATTGAACTTCATAAAAAGAATGTTACAATCATCTGGGTCAGCTACATCCATGAGTTGTTCTAGCCAACCATCTATTACTTTGCATTCCCCTGAAAGTAATAGATGAAACGGAAAATCAGCATAGAACTTACACTCTACGTTCATCTTAGTAAAAGTCTGTCCGGGAACTATGTCCCCTTTAAAACTTCTAATCTGACCTTCGTGTAGTATTTGGGTTCTTGATTGATTCTTTCCACCGATATAAGCACCTGAGCCGGGAGCACGAATGAATGATTCACCGTACTTCTCTGAAAGATATTTAGCAATTTCTCGCTCAAAACCTGAACCTTTTGCTTTTTGTGGACTTGGCATACTATTACTTATCATAACATTATTGTATAAATTATTTTATCTCTACTTCTCGATACCATTGATTTGTAAAAGTAGTACCCGTAGTATTCTTCAAACAAGATTTCTTACAAACACTATCAGGTTTATTATTCCAATTTTCTGATAAGTCATAAAACCATTGTACAATATTTGGTTGATAATTACCTTCAACTTGCCAACAACAAGGAAATACTTTTCCCGAAGCGTCTACGAAAATACTATTCTCTTTCATAGCAGAACATTCTATATGTCCTTCAAGTACTTTTGTATCATTAAATTCAATTGGTTGTGAAATTCCATCTACGGGGAAACGATTAAATCGTCTGCTAACCTTAGCACGAAACCAATTGAATCCCATATCTTTTGCTAGCTTATGTGCTTCATCTACCTGGTGTTTATTATGTTCAAATACAAGCATATCCCAGTGTGCGCTACCACCAGCATCAATAAATGCTTTTGCATTATCCATTACTTTAGACCAACGCACATTTCTACGATATAAATGATTAGTATCTTCTAACCCATCTATACTGAACACAACATAATCATTTGGTTTATTCATTACCTTTGCTAATCTAGTCCACCAATCAGGAAATCTTATGCCACCATTAGTATTCATTCCTAAAGTTAAATTAGTATTAACAGATATAAAATATTCATACATCTCTAATGTTTGTCTGGCACTTGCGGGGTCACCATAATTACCGCACATATATATTTTTTCTAATTGCATTAATACATCTGGGGTAAACAATAACTTTACATCTTCTAAACTTAATTCATTGGGTTCAAATTCAGTTCTAGTACGCAGGCATTGAGGACAAGCCGCATTACAATTAGTAGTCGGCTCTAAATGTACAATCTTTACATTCTGAAAACGAAAAATATCTGGCATTATTCTATATCTACTGCTGTGTTATAACTAGTGAAGCCATTTTCTTTCACAACTTTTAAAACGTTAGGTACACGACCTGCTAGTTCTTCTCTGTGTGAAACAAGCCAAATACTTTTCTGTCGTCTGCGTGACATATCTTTTAGAATCGCTAGACTGTTCTCAACACCCATTGTGTCTAGACCACTGTCAATCAATTCATCAATAAACAATGTATTGATTGGAGAGTACAATGATTCCCATACATCACGGAAAGCAAAACTCAAACCTAGAATCAATCTATTACGTTCACCGCGACTTAGATTATCAAAGTCAAGTTCACGACCTAACTCTGTAATCTCAACCTGCAAATCATTCTTAAAGATAACTTGATGTGGCAGACCAATCTTATCTAAGTAATGAGTCAATCGTGCGTTTAGATAACTCAAGTTCTGGTCAATAATCTTCTTACGAACAAAACTATCTTTACTAGTTAACAAATCTAACAAGAACTTTTGATGTTCCATTGTTCGTGTTAACACATTGATAGCTTCAAAATCAATTGCTTGTAGTGCTTGTGTTTCCATTTCAACTACTTGTTCACTATATGGATCCGTCTCTTGTGACTTGTTATCAATTTGATTTAGAATGTTAGCAACTTCACTTGAATGTTTGATTGCTTCTGCTTCTGTATCATAGTGTGTAATTGGTTGAGGACCTAACTCAATACTAGTAAGTTCATTTAGTTGTTCATTAAATGGATTAGATTCTTGTTTCTTATCTTCCCATACTTTCTTTAAGTTAGCTACATCACCGCTGTGCCGAATAGCTTCTGCTTCTGTTTTATACGATGGAGTCGGCTTAATACTCAACTCAATAACCAATGACTGATTGATTGATAATTGACTTTCAAGTTCAACTAATTCAGCACGTGCATTCTCAAGTACTGTAGTCTTTTCTAAGGTAACTTCTAAATGCTTATCATCGTGGAAATCTTGACCACAAGCATAACACTTATGATCCTCAAGTTCTTTAACTTCCCGAACCAATTTATCAATTAATTTTTTTTCTTTTGCGATACTTTTGGTTAGGGTATCAATTATTGTTGCTATAGATTT